GGCTATGCCCTGTCAGTAAAAAAACATTTTCAGAATTATTTTGAGAATCTAAAATCTTTTTGCGTGTTTGTTGTCTTTCTGTGTTGCGTCTGTTCTTTAGTTGTGCCCCACGCTTTGCATTGCAATGCGCGCATGCACTAACTAAGTTGTCATCCGTATTTTCTCCACCCTCTACGAATGGGATTAGATGGTCAGCCTGTGTTGCAGGTGCACCGCACCAATGGCATTCAGGATGTTCGGCAAGTGTGCGCTTGCGTGCCTGGGCATACGCCTTGTCATTGGTTGTGTGTTCTCTTGGCATCTCACGCGCCTTCGGCTTGTGCTACCGCGCCCGCACGCGGGCTTGCTGATAGGGGGGCGGGGGGGTGGTAGGTCGGGTTCATCTCGGTTGCTTTCGTTTGTTTCATTGTTGTTTGTTTAGCGTAACGCAAGAGATAAGTGTGAATGCCCCACCCACTGGATTGCCCAACCCAGTACCCAATTACTTTCAATGATGAATGTTTACACCTCGCCTAATCGCTTTGCCTAAACCATTTCGTGTTGCATGTTTCAGTGCGCGACTATCTACCCGCGTTACCGCGTGTCATCCAACCGCCCTGCGACAGGCTTAGGTCATGGGTTTAGCCGATTGTTTAAATATGGTGATTAGTTAACAGGTATAACGCGTATTCCATGTCACTTGGTTTGAGCACTGTGTTATATATGCCAGCGTTCTCAAATGCCATCAGCCAACGCTTTTGACCTGGTGTTAGTTTGCCTTTATCTGATTTGAGTTCAACAATGTACAACTTTCCGCTTGACGGATGCAGTAACACCAAATCAGGGAAACCTGTGTCACCTTGCACATGTGTGGCCCAATGGCCGCGTGACGATTGCGCTGGTAGGTCATGGTGAATGAGCCATCCATAACGCTTTGCAACACCAATGATGATGTCTTTAAATTCGTTTTCAGTCACGGTTTTGCCACATAATCACAAGAATGGTGGCCCACACGCCCAGGACAATGCCAATGATGTTAAACGCCGCGTATTTCATTTAAGCACCGCAATGATTGCGCTTGCTTCATGCGACTTAAGCAATTCCAGGACGGCTTCATCGCTGTTCAGGGTTCGTTGTATTAGTTCCAATAGGCGTAAATCGTCTAGGCCTGCATCCTTAGCCAGTTTCTTTATGTAGCCCAACTGTTTCGGGGTGGCAAATGCGCCGCGGGGTGTGTGCACTGGCGTTTCCCTAGTATCTGTTGGCGTAAGGCGTTCTACCTTTTCCATTTCATTACGCGATGGTCTAGGGCCGTTACCTGTGGCCTGAATCGGACAGTTTGCTATTGCGCGCCCAATCGCCGAGGTTTCACAGTTTTCAACAAACGATGTTGCATTCACGCCACGGTCACTTTTAACTTCCTCTGCGTAACCGCTGGCCATCGGGTCTTTGTCATCTTTGTCCGCGTACAGTTCAGCGCGAAAAACGCACACATCACCCGAATAGTTCATCATGCAGGTGTATATACGGCCGTTTGGGTATGCGGCCCACCATCGCGCCAAGCGTGATTCAACTGTTTCGTAATTGCTTAAATCAAATGCCATCAGATTGCCACCCACACGATTGCATTGCGGCCGTAACGGGTTTTGCGGCGTAAACCGCTATCTGTGATGTAGCCGTCTTTGTGTAGGCCGTTTATGCGTGCAGAAACAGACTGTGCGGGTAGCAACAGCAATGTTGAAATTTCATCGGCGGTCATGCCTTTTGCTTCAGATTTGCCAGCCCACTTAATCCAAAAATGTATAAGTTCGCGTTGCTTGCCTGCGTGAGGTTTTGCTTTTTCAGCGGCTTCGCGTGATGTGTCGCCAGCATCGTGACGCACTGCAACACTTGGATGGTCTATTGCCACTTTTGTTTTGTGGCCACCCAGTCCAATGGTGGATGTAAACATTTCGTACTGTTCGCTCATGTCGGGAATTCCTTTTTTAGTCGGGTTTAATTTGGCCGCCAAGGCCTTCAATTGCCAAGATAACACATTCTGCGTAGTCATCCTGGCCACTGAGTTGAAAGTCAATCAACATGTTCCGTAAACCGCGGATTAGGTGGTCATCACGGTATTTGCGCGGTGAATGATTCGGGCGCGCAATTTCATCCAGCATGTTAAACACGGCTTTTTGGTATTTCATGCCGCCCGCTTCCAAAATTAGTTTGCGTGTTTCTTCAGAAACTTCGCCCTGATTCCATGCAACGCCTTCGCTCATTGTGCTGTTCTCCACGGTGACCATCCTGAACGGGTAAAGATTATTAGCCCTGCACGCAAGTTAATTTGTGGGTCTAACAACATTTCGCATGAGGTAATTAGGCCTGCTTTTTGTAAGTAACTGTTTGCACCACGACACCAAAAACCATTTATTTGCATTAAACCGTAACTGCCTGACATTGGGTCTTTAATGTTGTGTGCGATGGCTATCCCATTACTTTCGCGGGTTATCACTTTCACAAGCGTGTCATATTCGCTTACTGGCCAGCCCAGGTTGACGGCCAATGCGGCGAACTGTTCGGCCGCCGTGGCGTAAGGGTCAATAAACAGGGTGCTGGAAGTTGTGGTTGTTGGTTCAATCAGGAAAGGGGCAACATCCATTGTTACCCTAGAAGGGCTGGATTGGGCATTGTCAGGGCCTAGGAAGGCCGTAAACCCTAGTAGGGCAGAAATTAGCCCTGCAAGTAATTTGGGTGCTGTAAAGGTCATAAATAGAATTCCTTTCATCGGGTAAATTCCACCCTAAAGCACGGTTAGTGCTATTGCAAGGATTTGGCGGTTTTCCATGCCCTGACTGCCTCAGGGACTTTATCGCCTACAAAATAGTTAATGTGCCACGGCTCGGAATCCAGTTCCCAACTGAACCCGTATTCCAAGCAATGTGCTTTCATAAATTCAAATCGTTCACCTGACGCGGTGTGCACATCAACGGAAATACCCCAATTGTGATGTGACTTTCCAGGTTGTGCAATTGGAGCGTTGCCAGGTTTTAGATACCAATTTTTGCCATCAAACAAACGCGGCTTTACACCTTCCAATGGAACTGTTGTCATGCGTGCGTTCCATGCTTGCAATTGCAAAGTGATTGACCTGTAGGTGTCGTTTTGTGATGTTGGTTTAAAAATTGTTATTCCCTCTTTGTGTGCGCGCTCTTTTAAAGCCTGCCAAGCATCGGCGGCTGGAAACAGTAGTTTCCCATAAGGTTTTACATCAACCAACATGTTCGCTGGGATTTCGCCAGGGCGACAATGCGCAACAATTGTTGGCAAAACAACTTTATGCTTGTGAGGTACGGCCAAAGGCTTCGTCTTTCTTGTTTGCCCAACGCATCAATGGTGGAACAATTGCGGCTATTGCACCTTTTGCAAAGTCTTGCGGGTCGGTTGTCCCTGTTGAGTAAACCGCAATTAGTGCGCCAACTAGTGACCGTGCGTAACTTGCAAGCATTGCTTTATCTTTAGCCTTCATGGTTGTCATCCTTTGTTTTGTTTTTTAATCCGTTGGATGCCAATAATCCTATTAGCCCGCCGCTCAATGTCATTAGCATTGGGTTCAGGACAGAAAATGCTTCGGCATCGTTAGGGGCTTGCTCTAATGGCTGGGTCACAAATAACAAGCCGTAAAGCAAAGTAAAGATTGACCCAACAAACGCGCAAGTTAAACCAATTCCCACTATAAGAATTAGTCGTGCTTTGATTTCATCGTTTGAGTATTTAGGCACAACGACCACCGCCAACCTGTATTTCAGTTGTCAATGTGACCGCTTGGTTTTTTGTTCTAATGCAGTTCATTCGGGTGCGGTCAGAACAGCCAGCGCAACCCCACAAAACGACTGCAATTAACGCGCCGTAGCCAATGAGGTAACGCCATTTCATTATGGGGTTGGCGGGTACGGGTTAGCGTCTTTCACCGCTTGGACTGCGGTTTCCCATGCTTCTTTAGTGTTTGTTCCACGTTGCCATTCAAAAAACAAACCGTCAGATTGCGCTTCGTATTGTGTGCGGCGGGTTGTTTCAACCATTGCTACTTGGTTGTTGTAATCAACTTGAGGCCATGCGGCGTCTAGTTCGGCTTGCGATGGTTTAGGTGTTTCGTCTAACCATGTAAGGCCGTCATAGGTTTCGCCATCCAGTGCCCATTGTGTGCTGGGATAGTTTGCATTGAGTATTAGTGCGTAGTCAATCATGCGCTTATCTCCATAACTGTGATTGAACTAAACCCGCCATAAGTGGTATCCAAACCACGACGGTTTACAACTAAAGTACCTGTGTTGCAAACGCCTTGGATTTTATAAGTTGTTGCAGAAATAGTTGCTGGACTATCTAAAAAGGTTACGCTACTTGAAAAAAATTGATTTCCGTAACTAGAAGACGACATACCAAAACCATTAAAAATTCCACTTCCCGAAGTACCAGCCGCAATTGCTGTTGAATCGCGCATAAGTCGCAAAAGTCCATCGCCACCACTTTGACCAAGTACAACAGTTGAAAAAACTAGGATTTTGTTAGTTGTTGCTGATGGAGTGATTGAAACACTCAAATCAGTTATATCAACAAATGTCGCGCTAGTCGTGGTAAAGGTATTCGCTTTTGTTGCTTGCACGACTTGCAGAACACGAAACGCGCCTCGCAGATTGTTCATTTGTGCCGCGGTCAAAACCTGTCCAGCGGTAAAACTGGCTGGAAGTGTTGTTGGTGTAGCCATAAGTGCTCCTTATCCTAAAACATTTTCTGCGTCAAGTGTGCCATACACGGCGTCATCCAAAATCAGTTCAAAAACAATCGTTGTTGGGGCGGTACTAATTAAAACCCTATGGCCCGAACTTATGTCCAAATAGTGTTCAATGCCTTCCACGCTTAATTCCTGGGCAAGTTGGGTTGTGCCAGTTCCGCTAGGAAAAGTCTTTTCAATGCTGACTGTATCGCCAATATCAATGACGGCTACCGTGTCGCGTTGTGCTGTTGTTAGGGCCATGAACGCTGTTTCTACTGAAGTAAATCGCGGTTCAGGGTCAGGGTTTAAAAGGTAACTAGCGGCCGTGTCAATTGATGTTTGTTCGTGTAACAAACTGTTTGTAATGCTTGAAGTTTGAATAAAATATGTCGCTATTGATGTCAAATCCTCAGCCGTTGCTGTTTTGCCATCTAGGGCAGTTAGCACACTTCTATTGATTACGGCGTCAGCCTCAAAGGATATGCCCAAGCCAAAATAGGGAATTTCTGTTCCGTCATCGTGAAAATCGGCTACTGGCGCGGAAAGCGTGTTGCCAACACGGTTTTGAAATGTGAAAACACCATCACGCGACATAAAGACGCGCCCGAATTCTGCCGTATCGTTTATTTGCGAAACATAACTCAAAACATTTGTGCCCGCGGAAACTGTGTAAGCCGCATCATGTCCAAGGTTTACCGTTCCCGTAGCGATGTCACGGCTTGCGCCTGAAGGGAAATCCACTTCAGGCAGGCTTAAAACGGTTTGTAATCTTTGCCCTGAAGTTTCGGCGGCGACATTTAATTCGTCTAAATAAGTTTGCGACAACAAATAAAACTGGTCTGCACAAAACACAGTGACGCTATCTAAACCGCCCAACGCAAAGTTGTAATCATAATTAATGACAAAACCACGAAAGAGCAATTCAGGGTTATCGGCGTTGTCGTAACGAATCAATTTCACTTCGCGCATTGGTGCAAGTCCAGGCACATTTTGGTTGACATCATAAAATGGGCTTTGCTCATCAAACGGATTAAAAATCCCTGAGACATCCAAAATTGTGAATGTCATTGTTCCCGCGCTAAATGTGTCGCCAATGTCGCGGCGTCCACGCTTAACGGCTATGTCTTGTGTTGATTCAAGCACTGACGCAAATTGTGTTGTTCCATTGAGCACATAATCAGGGTTATCTAAAACACCTTTGATGGCATCATCTAGGGTGAACCCGTCAACAACAAAACCTGCATCAATTTGCAGGTCATAATTGCCTGCGTTGACAACTGGAAACCCAGCCATTAGGCAATGTTCAGGGCAAGCGGCCCTGCACTCCGCGAATAGGCGCGCAAAGCGTTTACAACTGATTGACCAATTTCCGCACTAGTCGCCAGTCCGCCAGTGACATTAATGTTGACATCTCCTCCGCCGCTACCCATTTTTGAGAGAGGCACTACGGCCTCTGGGCCAGCCTCGCCAATCAGGGCCAGCGTTGGGCGCGACACAATTCCACCCTCCGCCATTTTAGGAATGCCACCGCCAACAATAGTTGCAACAATTTTGTTGACTGTTTCGGTAACCCTGACATCAATATCAACCGTGCGTTTCATCTTCGCCGCTATGGCATCCATTTTAGCCATCAGTTTTGGTGTCATCAAATCCAGTTGTTTTTGTATTCCGTCAACCATGCTTTGCGCTGTATCAATACCGCCTTGGTACCACTTACTAGCGGCATTGATGCCAACTTTTTCGGCGGCCGCATTTGCTGAATCAACTAAAGCGTTTGTTTCGTCAATAGCAGTTTGACCGCCTGCAATGAGTTGGTCAGCAATAGCCGCGCCCGCTACCGCACCTGACGCAAGCACCTGGGCTAATGCATCTTTGCTTAAATTCTTGTCTAGTAATTGTTGAATCTTGGCCGCATACTCAATGACACCCGCAACCTGAGTTTTCAATCCGTCTAAGAATCCTGCACCTGTTTCCTCGCCAGCGGCTTGCGCATCAGAAAAACTAAACGCCGATTTGATTCCATCGGCAACACTTGTAGCGAAATCGTTAAACGCTGTTTTGGCATCTGCCAACGCATCTTGCGCGTCATCTAATGCATTGCCTAAACCGTCTTTCAATGCTTTGGCGTAGGATTCAACTTCCTTTGTTGCACCGCCTGTTGCTGTTTCTGTGTCGCGCAAATTTTTGTTAAAAATCCCCGCTTCATCAGCCATGCGCATTGTTTGTTGTGCGCTTCGGCGCAAGTCATTGTTATAAGCCCCAGTAGCACCAGATGTTCCTTCAAATGCTTCGCGCGTTTTAGTTAACCAATACCAAGTGCTAGTCAACGGGTTCTGCATTGCTTTTAAAAACCCTGTGGTTTCTTTCAATTTTGCATTGGCTTGACCTGTTGGTGTAGGAATTGCGTCAAGTGCTTTTGAAAGAAACAAAATGTTTTTAGTTGCAGTTTCCGCTTGCTCTAAAAACGCTTGACCAATAGCAACTTTTGCGTCATCCATTACCGCTTTTAAGGTTTTCGTACTGTTTGCCAGTCCATCGCTAGTGCGCATGAAGTCGCCTTGCGCATCACCTGTCTGCTTATAAATTGCGGCCTGTGCCGCCAAAACCTTTTGTTGGGCTGTCAACGCACCTTTACCGTCATAAATGCCCAGCGTCATTGCTTCCTGTTTGAGCACCGCATCATTTAGCAAAACGCCGTAACGGCGCAAAGGTTCGGATTCCCCGCGCAACGCCGCACCGATAGCCATAACGGCTTCCTCAGGGCTTGTGTTATTAAACGATGCAAGGTCAGTTGCAAGGGTTACGAAATCGGTAGTGAACCCTGACAGGTCATCACCTGCTAAACCTGCCGCTTTACCAAATGTGCCGAAAGTTCCAGCGGCATCCAAAACCGATTGCTTAGATTGCCCCAGGTTACGGGCCGCACTATTAGCAAAATCCTTAACGCTTTTTGATGCACGCCCGAAAACAACATTAACTTTTGAGGTTGCTTCCTGAAAATCTGATGCCGCGCGAATGGCTGGCGCAATGACGGAAGTAAATGTGCCAATTGCGGCCGCGGCTGGTAGTACGGCTTTTTGCAACAGAAACATTGCTTTTGAGCCTGTGCTTTGAAGGGTGGCAAATTCGGCTTTTGCGGCGGCTACGCCTTTCGGATTAAATTCCGAAATGATTGGAATTCTAATTGCCACTGTTAACCACCAAGTTTCTGTTTACATCGTTCATAACATCGCCAACCAAGTCAAGCACGGCTAACTGTATTTGTGCGGCATTGCCTTCGTATGCTGGCCACATTGCGCGTGACGCATTTCCTTCGCCGCTGTTAATAAGGTTTTGAACAAATTGTGAACCTGGGTTGCTTCGGCCTGCTATGTCAAAAATTGAACCCCACCCTGTTTTTTGCACAATAAAGAATGCGCCAACTGTTTCGGTATTTGGCCGTGCTTTTCGGGTGTCAATCTTGGCAACTACGCCCTTTGCCACGAGACCCCCGTCCCAGCCCCCTAGACGCGTGTGAGGGCGTGCCATGCCCGAAAGGGGCGCGGACTTCGGAAACGCGATTTTGGCGGCTTGAACAACAGGCTTTACAATGTCTTTGTACCGTTTCGTATATTCGCGGCGCAACTTAGGGTTAATTTTGTTCAGTTCTTTTAACGCGGATTTCACGCCGTACACCTGAACCGAATTCGTTATCACCCGCGCCGCCTTTCTTTTGCCTGCTCATTCAAAACACTAATAACAGTTTGCAGGTCACGGGTGTCAAATTCAATGTGCGGCGGCCACCAACCGATAGAAACTAGTAGTTCTGCTAGTTGCTTTCGGTAAGTCCCGCGCCCGTAGGGTTTGGGTTTGTCATGTCCACTGTTTCAATTTCCATGTCAGGGTGTGCATCCAACCATTTTTGTGGCGTTGCTTCCAACGAATGACCTGATTTTTTTAGCATAAAGTGCGCCCAAAAAACCATGTCCATGATTCCAATTCCGCGGCCGTCAGAAACTTTGCGGTTTTCGGATTGTTCCCACATAGCAATGCACAACAAATTGGTTGTGACAACGATGGGGTCATCACCTGGCTTTTCAATTACTTTAATAACTAATTTCATTAACTTGCCTTTCGTGTCGGGCCGTTAGGCCGTGATTAACTAGCGGTAAAAGTGCCGCCCGTGAATGTCAAATCAACCGTTGACAACTCACCCAACGCACCGTTTACTACTGGCATTGATTCCAAGTAGCAATTGGCGAGGGTGAAAGTCTTGGTAACTGCACCTTCGGTAACTGTTGCAACAACCGTGGTTGCTGTTCCTACAAGTGCGGCAAGTGTTGCATAAGTTTCGCTTGCGGCATAAGACTGAAACAAAGTCATCGTACATTCATTATTGAACAACCCACCCGTGTAGAGCCTTGAGGTGTCTTTTAGGGTTGATTTGTCCAACTGCTCGCGCATGTTTGTAAATACAATTGCGGTTGCCTGATCGCTTAAATCCACACTATTCACCGTAAGAGTAGTGATATTTGAGAGGAAAGTGGTTGTCGCCATTTTGAATTACTCCTTAGTCGTTTTCTTTATAGTAGATGGTTTTTTAACAGTATCGGTGGATTCTTCAGCGGCAATAAAACCGCCGTCAATAAGGGCTTGAATATTGATTCCTTCAGTTGGTTGAAAAGTATCGCCAACTGTTCCTAGGCGTTCGGACTGAATTACATATTTCACAAACTGCTCGCTTCCATGTTGACAATGACTTCATAACAAGGATACATCGCTCCGCCAATCTCTATAGATGTTGGTCGGCCTTCGGTGATGGCCACATTTGCACCCAACAACTGGGCGGTCATGTTTAAAAGTTTGCGTTGGGCATCTAAGTTGAAAGGCCCAGAAACTATGAGTTGCACTGGGAAAGTCAATTGAATTCGTTTGTTTTTCATTAGCGGGGTGCTAAATGTTGGGGCATTGATAAAAGCGCACGCACCCTGGATGTTTCTAGGGTCAGTTACCACAGGGATTGCAGGGCTGATAGCGGTTAGCGCGGTGGCTAGGTTGTCTAACGCTTTGTTCAATAGGTCGGTGTATGCGGTTGGCATCTATGCAACCTGTGGACGCTGAATGCCAAGTAACTGCATAACCATGCCAGAAAGTGCCACTGGCGGTTGCGAACCCATGTCGTTAAACGATGAAAATTGGTCAACCGACCCACGTTGTCTATATAATGCGCCACCGTAACAAATTACGCCAAGTTTTACATCTTGCGATGGAACGGTGGTCAGCGAATCAAAATAACCGCTTTCCTGTCGTCTGCGATACGCAAACTGGTTGGCCGCGGCCGCGCAAATGGTCAAAAAGGATTGGTCGGCCGCCGTAGCGGTTGCAACATAAAGCCAGTCTGAAATGTCGTTAGCGGTAATCCAGGTGCAAACTGGCGCGTAGGTAACTGTTCCTGTTGCCGCGTCACGGTCAACATTTGAGCCCGTGCACGCATACAACACCTGATTTGGTATTGCCGTAAACGGGTCAAAAGTTAAATCACCTTCACTGTCAGTGCCCGTGTACAGGTACTCAGGCAAATCCACAACAATAAAAGTGCCCGCAAAAGGCGCGGAAATTCCGCTTACAACTATTGACTGGCCGACTGCAATTTCCGATGGGGTTAGTAATTGCAGTACGGCGTAGTTGTCAAGTAGTTGTGAATGGGTGACAGTATAAGTAGCCATGAGCGGTAAGCCCGCTTCCGACTAAGCGACTGTGATTGCTTGGATGAACTGGCTTCCTGCAACCGCTGTTGGGTTCTGTGCATCCTGTGCGAAGGTTGCAAAGTATCCGTAGTAAGAGAATGTGCGAGCCAAGAGGTCAGGCACTTCAACTGAGCGCATTCCCTGTTGTGCTTCGTACAGTTCAATTGCTGGGCCGTGAACAATAAGCATCGTGTTTGATGCAAGGTTTCCGTCAACAACAAGTTCCAAGCCAAGTGGGTTCATTCCCGACCATGAAGTTGCGTTTCCTGCACCAAGCGTGTTTTGACCGATAAGTCCAGGTGCGCCAATTGCTGGGAACAATGGTCGCTTGCTGTTGTCAAGTTGACTACCAAGTTTTGCCCATACATTCGGTGAAACAACCATGTGTGTTGGGAACAAGTTTGTTGTAGTTGAAATGTTTTCTGCACAACCGTAGATTGCGGTCATTAATGAACTTGCATCGCCAGCGGTAACAGTCCAAGTGAAACCTGATGCTTGTTTCTGTGCAACCAAGTAATCGGCTGCAATGTTGTCGGTTTGCTTCAAGTACTGGCCAGCAAGGTCATTCAAAATAATGTTCATTGCGGCTGGATCGGTAAAGTCCATTGTTTGTTGGGCGATCTGAATTGACCCAGCGACCGTTTGGCGACTGACCGAATTTGCCGCAAGAACCATCGTCTGCGATGCAACTGCCGTTCCCTGTGTTGACTGAACACCCGATGCGGTTGGCGTTGTAATGCTTGGGCGAGTAAACGAAATACCTGAACCCTGGGGCATTGCACGAGTTCCAAAAGCATTTACTACGGGACGATATTGCAAGTTCACATTTTGAAACAACGGTCCCAACACGGGAACTGGCAAAAGGCCAGGGGTGTCTGAGGTCAAATCTTGCGAAACGGCTTCAATTGCTGACTGATTTTTTCGCGCGGCCTCGTGGAATGCGGCGTTTACTTTTCGGAATGTGTCTCCACCAATATGCATTGCGGCGAGATATTCTCCCGCTGATGGCATACGGAATTCACGCTTTGATTCAGCAAAAACAACTGGGGAAGTTGGGATTGCGGCTTCAACTGGGGTTGCTTCGTTCATGGTTTCTGTCTCCTGTTGTAGAACTTCTATTTGAATAATATCTTTTTCTTGGTCATCGTGTGGGATGGTTTCTGTTTCTGTCTCGGGTTCGGACGCCATGACATCGGTTATGACTGCACCTGAGAATGCTGGGCGGCCAGTGACTAGCGATAATTCCAGCCAATCGGCTTCCTGCACAAGCATTGTGCCATCTTTTTGCATCTTGAATTTTATGGGATTCACACCTACTGAGACTGAATCAATGACCTTATCCAGGGCAAGTGTCAATGCTGTTTCGCCTTGTGGTGTCTTGGAAATGCGAGCGGAAAACATCATTCCTTCAGGGGTGTCAACTCTTTCTGTAACAATTCCAACGGCCTGTTCACTGTCGTGGTTCAAATACAGTTTTGGTGCTTTGCCATCAGTTGGCAAACTGCCTTCCTCAAAAATGACTTTTGTTCCATCGCTAACAGTTGCGGCGACACCATAAGGAACGGCCACACCCGAAACGGTGCGACTTTGTACGCCTTCAATTGCGCTTGCGTCCAGTGTTAAATCGGTTGAAATTAGTTTTAGCATAATTCTGTTTTACTCCATATTTGGGTTCATTGTTGGCATTGTGTCAGGCGTTTCGGAATAGTCGCTTTCCTCTATGCCGTCAACGATTTCGGCTAGGTATTCGTCAATATCAAATTTGACGCAAGTTCCGTGAGGAAGTACAGAATTCATGCTCATGGTTTGTTCAATAACTGACATGTATGAACGGGCGGCGAAAACATACAAGTCCTGGCGTGCGCCTTGGTTTGATTGGTATGAGTAACTGCCAACGCTGTTTCCGTTTAAGAAAAACGGGATATTGCACATGCGGGCCGCTTCCTTGGATTGGAATTCGGCGGCTTCGGATAGCAACATTTTTGATGCGTCAACATCGGTTGGTTGCCATTCAACAAATTGGTTGATTGCGGCGATTTGGTTGGATTTTCTTGCTTGCTCAAATGATTGTGCAAGTTCGGAAAGTTCTTGGCCTGATAGCGGTTCGCCTGAGGTTTGACGCAATACGCCAGCGGGCAGTGCCGAACTGGAATTGCGTAAACGGGCATCTTCTAGGGCAAGTGATGTTGCAATGACTTGTGGTGATTGGTAAATGATTCCTTGGTTTGCACCGATAATTTGCACAACATCTTCTGTTGGTATTTGTGCGCCTTGAAAATAAATCTGGTTTGATTTGCCGAACGCAAACACTGGGCCTGTCATGTCAAGTGTGTTAATCATTGCGGCAGGTAGTCGCGTAAATGATGCAGGCATTCCGTCACTAGTTCTGCTACTCACCCAAAGGAAAGCCCGTCCAAAAAAGAAAAGGTCATCAAAAACCCAACTCCAGAAGGTGGCGGCTGTGAGTTGTGGGTCAGGTTGTGAAATCCATGACCGCGGCGCGATTGGTTCTTCAATCATTTCGCCTTCTGTTTCATCCCAGCGTTTGCGATACATTTTCATTGGCGTGTTGCCGATTACTGATGCGATTAGGTCACGCGCGCGGTTGATTGTTGGAACGCGCATTGCGCGGTTACGCAAGTCGCCTTGGATGTACGAATAGTATTCACCAATTGATTGCTCACCTGAGCCGTTGCCTTGGTAATAAGTTCCACCCGCGGCCGCCGTAATAGGCGCGGTGTCTTGCGGTGAAATTGCCGCCTTAGTTACCTTTGTTTTAAAAATCGCCATGTTTTAGTGTCCCATATTTATCGGTTTTTTGGTGGCATTGGGCCGAGGACTATCCAATCCCGACAAAAGGTAAGAAACGGCCCAACGCCAATATGCACATTAGCGAGTTGCGAAAGCAATGATGGGTTTCCCAACAACGGTAGGGCGGCTTGCCATTGCGGCAGTCCACACCATGCAACGGGCCAAAGATATTTCCCCTGGACTCCTCGCCGAAGATAATGCAATGGACGATTCCGCTTTGACGGCAACCGCGCGTTGCACATGTTCGCTTAATTGTTTTGAACCATCGTGAACTAACATTCCTTCAAAAATCATGTTTTTTACGCCCGCGGTGTAACGCACAATTTCGCCGTAACCAACGGTTTGAGTTCGGCCGTCATATTGGGTTGGCCAATGGATTTCTATGCTTGGCGAAATAAGAAACTTAACTGAAGTTCCTGCAACCTTGGCAACTTCAGCAAGCATTTCATTGTAAGAATCGGCCACGAAACCAACGGTTATTGCAACACGCCTATCAGGTAGTTGGACGGCGCGAACTCCGAAATACCGTGAATCATCTAGCGAAACTTCAATGCCTAAATACCCGCCGTCAGGAATAGTGTCTTTATATTCCAATTGCGGCCACATACCTGGCGGAATCCAACCTTGGTCACTGGCAACCCATAGGTTGCATGATGCACGCAAAAATTGGGCGCGGTTCGGGTTTAATGATTCGCTTCGCAAAGTGTCCATTGTCAGGGTGTAACCCAACGCTGGATTTCCCCATTTCCAAGTGCTTTCTAAGTTGACATCTAGCGATGGGTCAGGTGACCATTCGGCCAAATAGAAAGTGGAGGTTTTGCCTGTGTCAATAGCACGCAAACCCTGTTCCCGCCAACGCTTCATCACGGTGCTAGATTCTGTGCCCGCTGTACTCCACATAGAAAGCAATGGTGATTGCCTGGCGCGCTGGGAAGGTATTAAACCGCCGTCAATGGCCTCCTCGGAAATGTCCCAAATTTCGTCTGCAACAATAAGGTCATTTGAAGTGCCGTGACCAACATTGGGTTTAGCGGCTCGCACTATCCACCGTGAACCATCAGGCATTTGGACTGCATTGCGGCCATAAGCCTTAGTAAGTTTGGCCCCAAAACGAACTTCAAGCACATCGGCCAACAAATCAAACAAAGTAACCGCCAAGTCAAGACGGTTTGCCGTAGTTAACACCATTTGTTTCCGCCCCCGTATTTTGGGCATTTCGGTTAACCAAAAACCAACTAGTGCGGCAAGGGCTGTTGTCTTTCCCGCTTGGCGGGCAGTGCTCACAAGTGAAACACGGTTCAGCAAATCACCATTGTCGTCATAAGCAAGTTGCCCATTTAAACAATGCAACTGCCACGGCATCAAATCAATCTGTAAATGCTGTTTTGCCCACACCCCCACCTCAGCACCAAATGAACCCGCCGCATTATGGGCAGGGCTTTCCAGTCTCGGGCAGTCCTGGCCAGTTCCTTTCGGTTCGGGCTGGTTCGCTTCGGATAGAGGAAAGCG